AAAAAAGCCCGGATTTTAACCGGGCTTTGAGGAGTTTCGTCTGGATTAACCAGTGATAGCACGAGCTGGTAATCCTGCTATTCTACCTACTGCTGTACCAAGACCTGTACCAATTGGAGTTTGGATAGCATTGTCATAACGGATAGTTAAAGCGATAGTCATTGGTTCGTTAGTAGCATAGTCAGCATTTGAATAGTCTGTGTTAGATAGATAACAACCATACATTTCCCATGTTTCAAGCACTGTAGGTTCGCTTGCACCATTTCCGCCATCTAGTACTTCAAAGCGTGTTAGGAATTTATAATCGATACCAGAACTTGCTGAAGCTTGTTCCATGAAGTCAAATTGTTTCTGTAGCTGTTCACCAACACGTTTTGCAACTTCGCCACCTGCATCATCACGTAGGGTAGTAGTAACAGGTTCCCAAGTTGGTTTACCAGCTAGGTAGACCTTGCTGTTATAGATAGGAATAATCATTTCTTCAAAAGATAATGTTGGTCTCTTGAAATCCATAACTTGTTTTGTTAGTTCAGTCGTCGGTTGGCTAACACCAAAGTTCTCAAATGTCACACGGAAGCGGAACTTGAGCTTAGGCATCAACAGACCTTGTGCTGTTGCGCTCTGATTAGTACTTAGAGGTACCGTAAACTTGCTTAATGATGCTGTTGCCATCTTATTTTCCTTTTAATACTTTATAGTATTTAGCTATTTTTCCTTTGGGTTATGGGAGTGTTGCCACTCCCATAAACTGCGTATATTATGTTATAGTCAAGCTAGCACCAGTGTTGACGATTCTCACTGGAATGTAAACAAACTCGATAGCTTTGACTGGTTTAATAGCAATATCAACATATAATTCATTGCGATCAATACGATCCGGTGTATTATTTGTTGTATCGCAGACTACTAGGTAGTCATATAAACCACGTTTAGCAACTAGGTCATTTAATACGCTTTCAAATGCCTGCTTAACTTGATTACGTGTAATAGTATCATTTGGTTCAAATATAAACGGACGAGCTACTGAATCTAATACTAAACGTAAGTAAGCTATCAATCTAGCAACGTTAATTCGATCCATCGCTGATGTTTGTGAACTACGTGTTTTCTGACCATATGCTACTAGACCAACACCTGGTAACACTGTTAATGGGTTGACTCTGTCTGCATATAGTACGTCACGCAAGCCTACTGTAACACCGATCGATTTAAATAGATTGTTGTCATTAACATCAATATAACCAATGCTAGTAGCATTATCAATTAAGCCACGACGTACACCAGCTGGTGCGAACCATGGATAGCTGACGTTATCTGAACGGATCATCGTACGCAACATCATGTGACTTGGCGGAACTACCACGCTTTCACCTGCTAGGTCAGTAGCAAGGCCAGCTGGATAATAAACACCTAGATATTCGCTGTTGCTGACTAGACCATTATCACCATTGTCTAATGCTAGATTAGTATTTTTAATCCAAGCCTGAACTGCATTTGTGTTTAGTGTCAATGGGCTATCACCAATAATAAACGCTGTTTGTTTGCGATCATTATTTAGAGTAATCATGTTTTGTATCAGCTCTGGGTAACCTGGGCAAGCGATAATGTTGAACTGTGTTTGTTCTTCACGTAATGCTGTGCTAGATTCAATACTTGATTTAAGAGCTTCAACTACTACGTTACGCTGTGCTTTGCGACCAAAGAATGGTACACCTGTAGTTGGATCATTACCACTAGCACTTACCCAAGCAGCAACTACTGTAGCTGGAGTTGGATCATCTGCTAGTGCTGTGCTGTCAAATCTCTTAACATTATAACCACTGCGACGTGTATTGAATAATATTGTTCCGCGTGCATACAATTGATAATTTGGACAATCATAGTCAATGTAATCACTGGTTAGTAGATCTGCGATCGCTGGAACGTCATCAACGATAGGATCTGTAGTGCCGTTAGCGGCCCAGCGTGCATCTGCAAATAGGATACCATCAGATGTTATTTGATCAGTATTGTCGATTAATTCAAATGCTGTGCCATTATAGCGATAAATCCTAGGATAATTTTCTAGATCGCCAGTATCAATCCATAGGTCACCCTCAACTATAGGTGTTGTGCCATCAGCTTGATATATTGGCTCAGAGGCAGAAAGTATAGGACCATCTGGATCTGTAGCTGATAAGTCGTAGCCACGTGCATCATTTACAACGTTTTGATAGCCTTTCCAACCACTACCGTCGTTTATCAAGATATCTACTTCAAGTGCTGTGTTGTAATACCAAAGAGTTCCTTCTCCTGGGTCACTGAATGGAGCAGTAGTAGAATATGTATATGTTAGAGCCTTGAATGGGCTAGCTAGATATACACTACCTGCTGAAATTATCTGTATTTGATTGTCACTGATAATACCAGCTGTAGTCAACGGTGTACCTGAACCGTAGGTAAATTTAATAGTACCACCTGCTAGATGACTGATACTGATCGCACCACTTGATTCAATCGCTGCTACTACGTTTGGTAAATTAGCTGCTAGAATCTTAGCTACTAAAGTTGTAGCTGTAGTACCGATCGATGTGATAGTCGCGCTTTGTGTTGATGCACTTCCTGGTACGCTGACTTCTATAGTGAAGCTGTCTCCGTTAGTGTATACTGCACTACCACCTGCTACTGTACCTGTAAGTTTTAGTATACCAGCAACATTTTTGCGATATAGTTTGAATGTTCCAGTCGTAGTACCTAATGTATCATATTGCACATATAATGTACCAGCTGCTAGATCAGATCCGCCTGCTACTGGACTTAGGCCATAGATTGCTGCAGTATCGCTGCTATATAATGTAGCAGTCTGTAAGACAAAACTATCTAAATTAGCATCGTATTCTTTGATACCCCAATTTGCACCATTGCCAGTCGCTGAAGTTTTAAACCAGACTGACCCATATGGACGTGGACTAGCATCTGACTCTCTCCAAGCTGGAACATTTCTATAGCTGTCAAATGCCACCGTTGGTCCTAATAGTGTTCTGCTGTTGCCGCTGATGCCAGTACCATTAAAGATACCTAAACGCATTGAGCAGTCTGTACCACCGATACCATTAGTACCGCCTTTTTCAATTTGTAGTTGACCGTTGGCTAGTGCAACGTTACCTGAGCTGGCTGCTAGGCTATCAACAAAAATTTCAATTTGTCCTGAACTATTAGCTCTAGCACTAACACCAGTAATACTTGCTGAGTTAATGTCGCTGGCTGTTGATGTAACTGTTGAGCCTGTTAATGTAACGTTTGTACCATTTAGGCGCATTTTTTGACCAATGGCCAAGTTAGCTGGGTTAGCAATAACACCAGTGATAGTAGGAACTCTATCTTTCCAATCGTCGCTACCTACTAGTGCCCAGGTGTTGTCATAACCTTTGTAATAAACTGGATTTGATGTGCTGGTTGTAACCACAGCATATTCACCAATAGCACCTACCGAACTTAATGGTACTGTACCGCTTAGTTGTGTTGTAGATGTAATTACTCTTGGTGTCTGTAAGGTAAATGCATTTTCATAAAATTCGTAAATACCCCAATTAGTAGCATCTTCACTGACATCTAACCAATAAGTACCATCTGTGGGTGTGCCTGTTGGGCGGACACTTGTTCCTGTTAGTTGATCTAAGTCAACATCAGCACGTTGCACATAGATTTGATTACTGACGCCAAGTGCGCTGTAAGCCGCTAATAGGCCGTATTCGTTACGTTCATCACCATTTAATGGATTATCAGCCGAATCAACACGGAATTCAATATTACCAAAATTTGCTACAAGTTCTCTTTGGCTAGTAATATTAAATAACCTCTCTGCATTAGCCGCTGTGGTATAGGGTGCAAGTGCACCGCTGGGATTTAATTTGTCTTGGGCAGTAGCAAGTAAGATGTACGCGATCGAACCAGCCGCGGTTGGGGTATATTGACTTTCGTCTGTTACCGTTACTTGTACTCCAGGTGAAATAAGTGCCATAGTATTTGTTCCTCTAAATAGGTTACTTTAAACTATTTATAATTATTTGAGCAAATCAATGGTATACGGTGCCCTTTGAAAGGTTCATCCACTGCTGTAAGCTAAATAGATATATGGAATACCGTAAAATATGCGAAATTTGTGGTAAAAAGCCGGTTGCAGTCAACTATAAGATGCACGGTAAAATTTACTATAGGAGCCGCTGTGATACCTGCATTAGAAAGAAGAAAAATCTACCAGCACCTAAGCCTCGTTGGCTATTAGAAGGATACAAAAAGAAACCACACTGCGAGAAGTGTGGCTTTAAGGCTAAACTAAAACAACAATTATTTGTCTATCACATCGATGGTGATCTAAACAATAATAGTGTTTTAAATCTAAAAACTGTTTGTGCTAACTGTCAGTATGAAATTGCCCGAGAGGGTTTAGGATGGCGTCAAGGCGATCTTGTACCCGACTATTAATAATATTAGCTTCAATCTGTTGATATAGTTCTTCGATTGTCCCATCATTGTTTAATATCACATCAAACTTTTGCCCTACCCAAGCAGTTTCGCTGGCGTGAACTTTAAGTTTTTCTATTTTTTGTTTGCTTAGGGCCCACGACATATTACGGCTAGGTCCTCGATTCATGCTTTTAGCTGAGTCAAACCAATCTGGTTCAGCGCCACGTTTAATACGTATCACACGGCCGCCTGCAGCACGTATAGCTTTAATTTCATTTGGAAAGCGGCAGTCTGTAATAACGACATCATTTTTGGTATTAAGTAATCGGTGTTCTAAGCTGGCTACCCACATGTCATCATGGAATCCTTTGCGGATTACTTCAGTTCCCCAGTACTGTAGGACCTGTCTTGGAGTTATATCTTTCTTTAGGCGTTTAGTCCACCATTCATCTCGAGTTTCACGCCAATCACGGCTTTCTTTAGTGCGCCCTTCAAGCAGTTCACGATCCCATCCAAATACCTGGCTTACAGCATCTTTCAAGCTGTTAGCAAAGCTCTCACGTTTAAATCTATGGAAGTTAACTAGATAGTCTGCAACCGTATCTTTACCTGAGCCGATAAAGCCTACGATACCGATGATAGAACTCATTGAAATCCCCTTAATTGATAATACTATTTTACGAAATTATTGACTGAGAGTCAATGGATTTTTAGCCGGTTATCCACCACATTGGTTGACCACCATCTACATAATTCTTGATATCTTCATCAAGTTTATCTAATAGTGCTTGCCCTTCTGCTTTTAATGCTGTACCGTTAAGAGTAGTACCGCCTTGTGGACCTGCGATCGTAGCAAATTTTTCACGTGCTTGCCCAATGCTGATTGATGTTAGGGCATAAGCATAGTCTTGGATCCAAGGGAATGACTGCGGATCGTTTAATATGACGATATCTGGTCTATAGTTATAAGTCCATAGTAGTACACTTTCTTTTACTATGTCACTGCCTTGGATACCACCATATGGAATTTTACGAGTAAGGGTTAATTTTTTAGTAACTTTATTCCATGTAAAGTTCATGAATCCACCAAACATTTTCATAGCCATTTCTTGGTATTGCGTGAATAATTCATAGCTTGCTAGGCCACCAACACGACCAGCTACTAACATATAGGTATTTAAGTAGCCACTCGCAAACGGCTCAAATTGACTAGCAGTTGTGCCGGTGACACTACCAATACCACGACGGTAAATTTGTTTAACATCGATAATATAGTTAGGGAGAATATATTCTTGTGTTTCAGGATACACATCTAAGAATACGTAGCTTTCTTCTACTGAATTACTGCTACGTTGTCGATAACGGATAAGGGCTTGTTTAATACCCATGTCAAAGTGTTCTTTATCAGCTTCGACATCGATCATACCATAGCCCAATCGTAGTCGTATATAATCAACGATATCGTTTTGTTGTTTGGCCAGTGAAGCTAGTTGATCTGTTATATTGGAATCAAAGGCAATATGACCAGCACCGGTGCCAGTGACATTACTGTATAGACTTTTGGTCTGTACACTTAGTGTAGTTGTTAAACCTGTAGTTGCTGTAACATTTGCTGGTAGTTCGGCCATGTAAATTATCCTGTTATAGTGTATTTATTACCGACAACAGGATAAGTTTGGCTTTACGCTACCTTGAGGGGATTAGATTACTTTAAGCAGGATAGTATCAGCGTTGATACGTCCGTTGAGTTTAATTTCTGTAGTTTTAATATTTTCTAAGAACTTACGCAGTTCTACTTTATTGCTGGCCAGGAATGCTTTAACTTGTTCTTCAGGTTTACGCAGGGTTTTTTGTGTACTCTTGCTTTCATTAAAACCTGTGACAGTGGTACCTTTAACTCCAAGTACCCCACCTTGATCTTCTGCTACATAACGACCTAGTTTACGATTTTTAACGTTGTAGACCCATAACTGTTCAGCCCCAACGATATCCACAGGATTGATTGATACCAGTTTCATACCAGCATCTTGCTTGAGATATTTTAGACCACGTACTAGTTTTTCTTTTTGTGGTGGCTTACGGACTGCGGCTTTTTTAGTTGCTTTCTTAGTTTGATTATAAGCTGTCAAGTCAGCAAATAGTTTATCATAGAAAGCATCATAGCGTTTATAGTCTGCGGCTTTCATATAGCTGTATGCTTCTTTAAGATCTTCATCTTTAGTTGTACGTGCTTCACGTACTTCTGCACAGCGTGGCTCAAATACTGCTGATATCTTGCCAATTAATACCTGTGGTACATTATTCTTAGTAAGATATTCGTAGGCCTTAGGATCTATAGTTTCACCTGTGTATAGTGCGTCCTCTAGCATTTCAAAATATAAGATATGCTTTTTAGCCACTTCGTTCATACGGTCTTGGATTGTTGGCATACGAATTTCTACCTTTTTTACATCCACTTTTTCTTCAAAATCTTCATCGTTGTCTGCTTTAAGCAGTAATACACGCTTGACTGCATCAAGGATATATTCTACATGGCGATCACGTAAAGGCATGCCACGTTCATGTGCTTTAATCAATGCACACACTGTAAATGGTGTCAGACAATCTGCTGAACGTTGATAACGATCGATAGTAGTTTTATCTAACTTATGAACTCCTTGCTCACCTTCATGTTGGCGTAACCATGCTACAACATATTTTTTAAGATCTTTGGTACTGTAATAATAATTGTAGTAACGAAAACTTTGGCGTAGATGATGGTCAAATTCTTCATTTGAAAAAGTTAGGGCGCGATCATAATCCCATTGAGGCTCATTACCTGTATATTTTTCATCGCTAAAGTTAATATTACTAACCTTTGCTTTCTTTTTCATTCCATCAAGTTTGATTGCCATAATATCCTCTCTTGTTTTTTATAGTATATATTAGATAATTGATAAAATCAACCATTTAATAGCACACCAAAAGTAAGCATTTGCTCATACACGTTAATTTCTTCATTGATTTTTGTCAATAGCTCTTGGTGTTTACGGGTTTGACGACCCTGTCTACGGCAGTTAATTTCCTCCTCGCTTAACTGCTTGACCAATCTGCCAATATTGGTACTTATCTGCAACATGTCATTACTATATCTTTTGAGTTTTTTAGCTGGACGTTCCAAGTCAATTTGTATTTGAGCCCATTCTAAGCTGTGAGTAATTTCAGTCATAATACAGTATAACATCATTTGGGCTAGCTGTCAACGGCGATAAATACTAGATAATTAGGAATATATAATGCCAAGATTGTCGCTTTGGAGACCAAACAAGGGTAACGACTACAAGTTCTTTGATCAACGTATGAGTGAAATGTTCACCGTTGGCGGAGTTGATGTCAATATCCACAAGTATCTTGGCCCAGTAGATCAACCATTTACCAGTAATACTGAACCAGGCACTACTGGCATTACTAGTATCCAAGATCTTCTATTTTTAGAAAATCGTGATCGCAAGTATGATACTAGCATTTATACAATGCGAACTATCTATCGCTTAAATGACAACGATTTTGACTTAACACAGTTTGGCTTATTCCTGACCGGTGACACCATGTTTGCTGTGTTCCATTTAAATGACATGGTTGACATGATTGGACGCAAGTTAATGGTAGGTGACGTTATGGAACTACCAAACTTAAAAGACTATTATCCGTTAGATGATACTGTTCCATCTGCCCTTAAACGTTACTATGTAGTCAATGATGCTACCCGTGCGGCAGAAGGATTTGCACCAACTTGGTATCCGCACCTATGGCGTGTTAAACTACAACCGTTAGTAGACAGCCAAGAATACAAAGACATACTTAATAACATTGCCGCAGGTGATACCAACGGTGACGGAGTCGTTGATGGCAGTGATACTCCGTTGAGTCAGGTATTAAGTACCTATAACAAATACATCGATATCAATGATGCTATTGTTGCACGTGCAGAAGCAGATGTTCCTAAGAGTGGGTACGATATTACTAATCTATATACTGCTCCGGTAACACAAGAAGGACAACCAGGTGACCCACAAGGTGTGCTTGCTAGCTCTAATGCTAATGTTAGTAGCAATACTTATTCAAGCTCAAGCACAGTAAGTCCAAGCGACAAAGTCAAAGGTTATTTAACCAGCGATGCATTCCCACCGAATGGAGCTGCAGTAGCGGCAGGTATAGCGTTCCCAACAAGTCCAGTGACTGGTGATTACTTCCTGCGCTTAGATTATGTACCTAATAGATTATTCCGTTATGATAGTCGCCGTTGGGTTAAAATTGAAGATGGTCTACGTACCAATCTTACTCCAGGTGCTACTAATACCACTCAGCGTAGTGGCTTCGTTAATAATACAGATGCCAACTATGCTAATGCACTAGTTTGGGACGCGATACGTATTTCATCTGGAGCATATACTCCTGCGGCTAATGCACAAACTAAAACATTCACGCTTGCTTCTAAACAAGTTGTTACCAAGACCGTGTACAGAAGTACATATGGTGTAAAAACAAAACTAAACAGCAAGATTATCACTAATACTATTGCCAACACAGCAGGTAATATATCATTTACAGTGTCTACAGCATTAAATACCAATGACGTATTAGAATATACAATTTATGCAAATGTCACTTATCAACGTCAAAGTTTAAGTGATGCATTAAGACCCACGGCGGATAATTAATTATGGCGGCTCTTCAACAATATTTTTATGATGCTCAGATTGAGCGGTTCCTAGCACAGTTTATTCGCATGCTGTCTGGATTCCAAGTCGAATATGGACAAGATCGTGTTGGCAATACTACCCTACAACGTGTACCCGTGTATTACGGTGACGGCAGTCGTCAAGTAGCAAGTATCATTAATAACATGAGCGAGAATGCTATGCCTAGTGTGCCTGCGATGACCGCTTATATTAATAATATCACCTACGATCGTGATCGTGTACAACAACCTGACTTTGTTGGTAAAATGAATATCCGCCAACGTTATTATAATG